CCACAGTATTTCGGCGTGCACACCCATCCAGGATAGACAGCAGGCGGTAGAAAAACTCCGGCCTTGATCATGGCAACGAAAGCCGCGATCTTTTTTTTGACGATATCGTGTTGAGCTTTCCCCACCGTGATTTTTTGATGCGTTACCGTGGGGATTTTTTTAATGACGATGTTGTCAAATGCAAACTCGGTCTCTGTCCTGCCGCTTTCGATGCTGTCAGCCAGACCGTAAAATCCTGGCTGTAGCTCTGTCTTGATCTGATCTGCCATCATGGTTTGTGCTGTGATTTTCAGATCGCGGATCCCGGTTTTTGTTTTGACGTCCATCCTCCCTTTAATTACGATATCGATATCCTCCACGTAGACTGCAAAAGACTTTTCGATCGACACCGCATCGTTTATCACAGGTGCCACGTCCTGGTTGTAAATCTCTGTTATTGTTAATGATTTTTCCAGACACTCATTCAGCAGTCTGGATTTCGCGCTGATTTCATCGCGCGTCAGCAGCACCCCATCGCTGACAGTCCTGCAAAAGCTGTCGCGTGTGCAGTCGAGCATGTCAGACAGGGGCATGTCTTTTTTCGATGTGATTTTTTGTGATAAGTTGATGTCATTTGTTTTGTGCACAGATCTCCCACGGACCATGGCCAGGCTGGGCGGCAATTTGATGTGCTCTATATATCGCATGCGATATTTTTCACCGCACGACAGGCCCAGCGACATTGCGGATGGACTTAACTCTATCACCGTTCACCTCCTTGTGCCACGGCCTGAGCCGGGGCTATGTGGTTAGCTTGCTACGTAGACGTTGTTTAAAAGCTTTACTATCCCATCTGTTTTTAGTCTATTTAGTGTCCTAGCTGTCACATAGCGATAATATATAGTGCGTGTCGTCTCTCCCGGACGGGGCTCTAATGTCACCGTTTTAATCCAGCTCACATGCCGGTTTATCTTATCGATATTCGCGCCTTTGATATTTCGCAACGACCGCTTTGCGTTTTCGATCGACACTGCCCTGCCCTTATACACTGTTGTGATTGTCCTGTGATTTGTCATTGTTCCCACTTAGTTAAGCCCCGGCCGGAGCCGGGGCGGTGTGGATTAGTCCTGGATTGCATCCCATGCAGCATGCAAGTTTGCCCATCTTTGATCCGGTCTCTCTATGTAGTAACTGTCATACCCGCATCCGGTCGTTATTGAAGCGAGCTGACCCGCTTTTTCCGCCTGCTTCAGGCAGCAAAACTGGCATGGGTCATAGTTGATCTTAGATATATCGCGATGGGCGTGCAGCTGTCTAGAGACTGCGCACAAGATAAAGTACTCCTGCCGTGATACGCATTCTGGAGATCCTAGAGAGTTTTCCAGGCCCTTGGTGATGCGCTCGATTTCTTGCGCGCAAAAAGTCATGTCGTCATTATCGAGGCGCTTAAAGCATGCGCCTGATGCTGCGATGTCTTCTCTTACCATCTCGGCTTCTAAAGCCTCTTTCCGCATCCTTTTTTGCTCGGCTGTAAATTTCATGTCCATCCTCCCTTTTGGTTACGCTCTCTCTCCATGAGCTTGATTACATTATATACCCTGTAACGGTAGTGTCAAGCTTTTTTTTGCAAAAAAGTTTATTTTTTTTCGGATAGTCAAATTAATATAATAAATACAAGCATTTAGACGATAAAAAAGTTTGATGGTGAAAGGTTGACACATCAAAAAGACTTGACACTAGCAGCACAAAGACCCATGATCAGGACATCACATTAAAAAAAAGGAGGGATCATGCAAAAAAAAAGCTACCGGGCAGTTGGCGAGCTGCTGAAATCGGTGCGCAAAAAACGCGGGCTTAGACAGCGCCATGCAGGTGACATGATGGGAGTCACCTACGCGTATGTGAGCCGGATTGAAAAAGGTGAGGTGCAGCTTCGCCGTGGCGATATGCAGGAGAGGCTTGCGAAATTTCTGGGGATCAGCACAGGGGCTCTTGGATTCTTGCTCCATGACATCCCGGACGAGTTGACCGGCGACGACGTTAAATCGTATGAAAAAATCCGCGAAAAAATTACAACAAGCTGTATCCAATGAAATGGTTCCGGCACATGACCAGGGCCTTTCGCGATGAGTCTCTTCTTGAGCTTCGCGATGAGTTTGGCCTGGCTGGATATGGTGCGTATTGGATCATCCTGGAGCTCATCGGCGAAAAGCTTGGTGAGAAACCAGAGGACAAAGAAGACCCATCTTTAAGACTTTCTGACAAAAATTGGCGAAATTTTGTCAACTTTTCGCCAAAAAAGTTTCAAAAATTTCTCACTTTTCTGCAGAAACTTGAACTTTTTTTGGTGGAAATTGACGGAGCGTTTATTACTATCAAATGTCCTAACCTACTGAAATACCGGGATGAATGGGCCAGAAAAAAGAATAAGAAAATAGTAAAAAACTCCGGAGTCACTCCGGAGTCACTCCGGAGCAAAGAAACAGAGACAGAGACAGAGACAGATACAGATACAGAATCTAGTATATATACTAGATACAAATCTTGTAACGATATTAGCTCGGAGCCTCCGGCTCCATCGCCGGTGACGAAAGAAGACCATGTCCTGGAAATCCCATTGAAAAACGGCAAAATGTACGCTGTCAAAGCTGACGATATTGATAGGTGGAAACAATCGTATCCGGCGCTGGACGTGGATTTGGAGCTGCTCAGGATCAGGGATTGGAATCATGCGAATCCAGGGAAGCGCAAGACCAGCCGAGGCATATCGCGGCACATAAACTCGTGGCTTTCAAGATGCGAAAAAAGCCCTGTATCGCATACTGGGACTAGGGCTCATCGTAACGCAAGTGCCTGTTTTGACTTTATGACCGAGGAGGAGAGATGACAAACGACGACAAACAAAAATTTGCGGAAATCATGTGGGGCCTGGCCGATGTTTTTGGCGGCGAAATCTCACAATCTGGCCTTAAGGTGCGGTTTGCAGCACTGTACGAGTACCAAATCGAAGACATTGAGGCATCAGGGGCGTATCTTTTGAGATATCGCAAAGCGAAATTCCCGGCCGTGCCGACTGTCTCTGAAATTATTGAAATCATTGAGCAAAAAGAATCTCCTGACATAGCTGCAAGACGCCAGGCTGATTTTGTTATCAGTCAGCGTGGCGTAGTATACATGCCTGATTTCGACGACGAAATTACGAAAAGGCTTATGTCGGAAACCTGGCCGTATCGCAAGTGGGTACAGACCGTACAGGACAAGGATCTGGCCTGGTGGCGCAGGGATTTTGTCGCTGCATATGTCGGGATCGCGGAGCGCGAAAGGTACAGATCAATCCGTGAATCTATAGGCAAAATTGACTATAAAGGCTTGAAAAGATTGGAAAAACCATGAAATTTTTTTTGGGCGTGGACCCGGGACGCTTGGGGGGCGCTGCTTTGATAGACGAAAACTCAGAGATCGTTGATGCCATTGGATTTTCGGCAAAAACATATCGCGATAAGGGATTTCACATAGAGCAGCTACGTGGCTCTGTCTGTAACGGCGATGAGCTTTTCGCGATGGTCGAAAAGCCGCGTGTCTGGCCTGGTGTCAGGATGCGACACCTGTCGCAACTCATCCGCGATGCCGGGATCTGGGAAGGTTGGTTACAGGCGAAAGGCGCGAAAGTCTCCACGGCGACACCAAGGGAGTGGCAACAGCCGATAATGTCCGCCTGTGGTGAGCGCTATGGGGTCAAAAATTCACTTACGAAAAAAACGAGGGTCTATACACTCGTAAAATTTTATTATGGGGAAAAGGCTCTTAAAACTCACTGTACTGGGAAAAGGGGTGGACTGCTTGATGGAGTGTGTGATGCTTTACTAATAGCTAAGTTTTTACAAATGAGGAAAAAATAAATGCCACGCGATGTAAAAAATATACAAAAATATCAGTTTGTTAAAGGTAAGTCCGGCAACCCGGAGGGGTCGAAAAAAGGCCACGTGAAATTACGATATCATCTGGCGAAAGTCCTTGCGACGAAAGTCAGCGTCAAAGATGGTGATAAAATGATTAAGCTCACAGCTGCAGATCTCATTATTGACCAGCTTTTCGTCAAAGCCTCGAAAGGCAACATGGAGGCGATAAAGCTTATATTTCAGTACGTTGAGGGTATGCCTGTGCAGGCGATAACAACCGAAGATGGTCTCAAAGCTCCTACGATTAACATCCAAATCAACAAGCTTACGGATGGAAATAAACTTACAAATTGACCATCCGTTTGACGTCCTTTACGATCCTTACGATTACATTGGGCTGTTCGGTGGGCGTGGTGGTGGTAAATCCCATGCCATCGCCGAGTTTCTCGTTATCGCGGCGATGCAGAAAAGGGAACGCATTCTGTGTGGCCGCGAAATTCAGCTTTCGATCAAGGATTCCGTCAAATTTCTGCTTGAAAAAAAGATCGAAAAGCTTGGCGTCGGCCAGTATTTTGAGATTACACGCGATACGATCAAGTGCCTGACCACCGGAACTGTCTTTATTTTCAAGGGGTTGAGTGACCAGACCTCGGAGTCTATAAAATCGTTTGAGGGGATCACGATCTGCTGGGTGGAAGAAGCTCATATGCTCACTCAAAGATCGCTTGATTTGCTCTTGCCGACGATCCGCGAGGATGGAGCGAAAGTCATTTTTTCATGGAACCCGAAACTCCCGAAAGACCCTGAAGTCGGGGCTCCTGGCGATCCTGTGGCGAAATTTTTGTTGTGGGATGGAGGCCCAAAAAACTCAATCACGCGAAAAGTCTCCTGGCGCGATAATAAATTTTTCCCGGCAAGGCTCAATGAACTCCGGCTCTGGTGGAAAAAACACGATCCTAAGCGCTACATGCACGTGTGGGAGGGCGAGGAGGACGTGCGGTCCGATGCCATTATTTTCTATAGATGGAAAATCGCCAATTTCGTAGCTCCTCCAGGGACAAATTTTCTTTTCGGAGCTGACTGGGGGTTTTCACAGGCTCCCACCACCCTGGTGCGATTTTGGGTGGATATGGATTCGCGAAAAATCTACATCGATCATGAGGCATACGGCGTGGGAGTAGAGGTAACGGACACTCCGGCACTTTTTATGCAGGTTCCAGGAGCGCTGAATTGGCGTATTATCGCTGACTCGGAAAACCCACAGTTAATATCGCATATGCGAAGACAGGGCTTTAATATCGTTGGCGCTAAAAAAGGCCAGGGCAGTGTTGAGGTGGGGGTGAAGTGGCTGCAGGATTTTGATATCGTCGTGCATAGCAGATGCAAAAACACGATCAGTGAATTGTCAACATATAGCTATAAAATCGATAAGTTAACCGACAAACCAACCCAGGTGATCGTAAGAGAGCATGACCATATCATGGATGCATTACGATATGGTGCGGAGGACCTGATCCGCAAGGGCGATCTCATAAGTAGGACGATAAAAATGGTTGCGATATAAAAAACACTTGACAAAAAGATCAAAAATCATATCATACAGGGGATGTTAACCAAAAAAGGAGGTAATATGGCGTTTAAATCGTTTGAAAACCCTATAATCATTAGACAAAAGACATGTGACCAGATCTCTGTCAGAGAAAGGTTAATTTCGCTAGGTGTGGCGTTTTGCAAAAAATACGATATCGCAAAACATACACATATGCTGCTTTTTTATGATCGCGATAAAGACAGGATGGCGCTCAGACCTATCAACACCGATGATTACGATGCGGTGAAAATCCACATTGTCAAAGAGGGAAAGACCCATGGACATATAACTTGTTCTGTCCAGTGTACGAAATTTCTGTGCTGGTGTGGGCTGAAAGGTGACGATATTGGTATCCTGGAAATGCATTTTGACAAAAATCTGGATCTTATCGTATCGGAATCATTAGGAAAATTAAGGGAGAACAAAAATGTTTGAAATGTATAAAAATAGTGGGACATACAGCGGATTATCTCATCAGTTTATGTCAATTTGGCCGTGTCATAATATTTATTTTAGCAAATCCATGGTCAAAAAATATCAAATTTACGAAAAAAATAAATCGGCGAGGATTTATTTTGACGACGAAACGGGTAGGGCTGCTATAGAGCTGGTCAATGGCGATAAAGATCCAAAGCAGCTTTTTCGCATCCAGAGCAACGGCAAATCTGCTGGTTGTTTTTTGATAGCAAAAAGCTTTATCCATCATCATCGCATCAGGCATGACAAAAAGTTGCGTTACGATTTCGTCTATGATCGAGAGACCGGTTTTTTTATCTTTGAGCCTGAGATCGAGGAGAAAATCTTAAATGTCTGATGAGAGCATCTACGAAAAAAGCAAACAACGAGTGGAGTTTGAGGAGATGATGTCATATGCGGCGTATCGTGGTGCTCAAAAAGCCCTGTCAGAGGTTGGTCTTGCTGACGAAAAGGCAACCGAGGACATCCGGACAGTGCGGAGTCTCATACGATCTATCCGGATCGCCCAGGTGACTTTTTGGAAAACTGTAGTTCGGTGGGTGACGATAGGAGTTTTGACCGCTGTGCTCTATGAGACAGCAAGCCGACTTAACATACTGAAATAAGGGGAGAAAATGACACGCGTATCCTGGGAGAGCTATTTTTTGGGTATCGCAAAGCAGGTGGCGACACGGTCTACGTGCATGCGGCGCAAGGTTGGTGCCGTCATCGTCAAAGACGATCGCATCCTTGCGACTGGCTACAACGGGGCGCCTGCAGGTTTTGATCACTGTGATGAGATTGGCCGATGCAAAAAAGACTGTGCGAAAGCCCCGTCAGGAGCATATCACGACAAATGCGTCGGTGTGCATGCTGAACAAAACGCTATAGTGATGGCGGCGTACCACGGAGTATCTATTGCAGGAGGGTCGCTTTATTGCACCATTCAGCCGTGCGCGATATGTGCACGCATGCTGATCAATGCCGGGATCAGGGCGATATACCACACCGACGAATACCTGGATACCGATGCGATAGATGCGTTTATTGCGGCGGATGTGAATATCAAAAATCACTGAAAAAGGGGGAAAAATGGAGAAAAAAAGAGGAAAATTTATCGTGCTTGAGGGCGTCAACGGGGCGGGAAAAACGACCCAAGCCGAACTGCTGGCGAAAAAGATAGGGAAAACTGGCAGGGATGTTGTTTGCACCAAAGAGCCTACACAATGGACGCTGCCTGGAATAATCCTGAATGGCGATTACGAGCTGATGAAAAAAGGCGATGGGATCACAATGACAAATGATGACGTCGAAGCGAATCTTTTTTTCCTTGATCGCCTGCAGCATATCCTTGATCCGCGATTAGGTATTTTGCATATCCTGGATAGCGGTAAAGATGTCGTATGTGACCGTTTTTACTGGACATCTTATGTCTACAACGGACTTAATATTGGTTACGATAAAGCTGTGGAGCTAAACGAGATCTGCACAAAACTGCTTACCCCAGATCTGACTTTTTTTATCGATGTGCCCCCGGATGTGTGCCGCGAAAGGATCGTAAAAAGAAACGATCGCGAAAAAAATCGAACAGAAGCAGAGCTTTGCGATTTGAGAGACAGGTATTTTGACGCATTTAGCAGAAAGACCGAGTCTGATGGGCCCGTGATACAAGTAGAGTGTGGTTCTAGAGACAAAGAAGACGTTGCAGAGTTTATATCTAGTATATATACTAGATTCTGTTGCGATATGGAGAGAGGCAAAGCAATTTTTTAGTTTTGGATGCGAAAAAAAGACTGTGAAGACTCAATTTTTAACCAATGAGAGAAGCAAAACGAGGAGGAAAAATGAGGGGATGGTTGGTGGTTACGACGGGAGGCGAAAAAGTTTTGAACCCTGAGAAAATTTTATTTATGGAAGCGGACTCGGATAGGGCTTGTAAAATAACTATGGATAATGATGAGGAATTTTGGGTCATCGCTACTGTCAAAGAGGTCCGGGACAGCCTTATGGAAAGCGATATGGCGTGGATTGGGGCAATTGAGCGAGCGAAAGAAGAGACAAGAACGGTGAAAATGAGTGAAGCGGAATTGACCGAGTTATTTGAGTCTGGCCGACAAGATGTAGGGCGGAGCTTTGGAGGGGAAGAAAAATGCTAACTTTGTTCGGCAGTATAATCGGTTTCCTGACCTCGGCGATCCCGGACTTGCTTGAGCTTGTACGGGATCGCTCCGACCGGCGACATGAGCTTGCGATCATGGACAGACAGCTGGCAGCTCAAAAACAGGGGCACACGGAGCGTCTCGATGAGATCCGTATTATGGGCGATATCGCGGAGACGAAAGCGCTTTACTCACACGCCGGCACTCCGGCTGGTGTCCCCTGGGTGGATGCCATGCGTGCAGCTGTGCGGCCGGTCATAACATACTGTTTTTTTGGGCTTTTCTCAGTAGTGAAAATTGCAGGACTCTGGCAGCTGGTCAGCAGTGGTGAAGCTGTGGCCGAGGCTTTTTTAGCGATCTGGGACTCTGAGACACAAGCACTTTTCGCCGCTGTAATGAGCTTTTGGTTTGGGCAAAGGGCGTTGACGAAATTTAAGGGAGATAAATGATGGAAGAAAGAATTGACGAAATTAAATCAAAGGCATTGGATCTTGAGATCAAACGACATCAGAAAATCATGTCAGGAGGCTATCTTAAAGGGTCTCAAGAGGATCTAAAATATTTTCATCTGGCTTCTGAAGAATTGGCGAAAGTTGCTGGCGAAAAAATGATTCCGGCATGCATCAGGCCGCCACATTTAAGACATCTCAAAATTGAGGATATATCAAAGGTCGTTTTCAGCGGATCGCTTTGCTGCTCAGCAGCAGTGCTTATCGTCAAAACGTGGGGATTGGGCAAAGATAAAGGGTTTTGTCTTGTCGCCGATGCGATTAATAAAGGCATCGTAGATCAGACATATTACGGCGACACATCTGGCGCATACTCAGTCTGCAAATTTTGTACAAAAAATTTCTATACCGTATATTTCCTTTACGACCTATTAAAAATCAAGGAGTGGGCCAATGGCAGGCATAAATAAAGTAATTCTCATCGGCAACCTGGGCAGGGACCCGGAGATCAGTTATTCCAAGCAGGGATTGGCAGTGGTAAATTTCCCAATTGCTACCAGTGAACAGTGGACTGACAAAAATACCGGAGATAGGCAGGAGAAAACAGAATGGCACAAGGTGGTTGCGTTTGGCAAACCTGCTGAGACCCTTGCGAAATATCTGTCTAAAGGGAGGCCGGTTTATATTGAAGGTCGGTTACAGACCAGAAGTTACGAAAAGGACGGGCAGACTCACTATATCACGGAAGTGGTGGTGACCGGCTTTCAGTTTTTGGGCGGCGGTGAAAAAGGTGGAACTACTCGCAAGCCTGGGTCGGGCGGTTACCACAGTCAGGATGATGATATTCCGTTTTAACGCGTACTACTTATTTTAACTTGGAGGGAAAATGAAACTTAAAGAAGCAATAGTAAAAAGTAAAAATGATGGCGTCACAATCAGGAGACTCGCTTGGTTATGTAATCGGCAAATACGCGATCGGCAAATTAGATATGTAAGAAAAATGGGCGAATTCCCGCCATTTTTAGCTAGGAGATCCATGCTGGGCGATTTTGTCCCATGGATGCCATCGCCATCAGATAGGTATGCCGATGACTGGGAAGTAATTGAGCCTTGAGACACGCGACATCCATGGGTGTTGATCTCATCAAGCGATTTGAGGGATTTTCTCCGGCTCCGTACGTGTGTCCTGGTGGTCACGAGACGATCGGCTACGGTCACGTGATCAGAGATCGCGAGATATGGGACACGATCGATGAGCAGACAGCAACCTTGCTGCTCATGCAGGATATTGCAGTTGCTGAGAGTGCAGTATAGCGACTGATCACTGTGCACCTGGTCGACTGCCAGTTTGACGCGCTCGTGTCTTTTGCTTACAACGTCGGCTCCGGTGCTCTCCAGAGATCGACGCTCAGGCGCAAGGCGAATCGCGGAGACCACCAGCTTGTACCGCGTGAGCTGATGCGATGGGTCAAGGCCGGTGGGCGACGGATGCTTGGGCTTGTGCGGAGACGGAGAGCCGAGGGGAAATTATACGAGGAGGGAAAATTATGGATTTAGATAAGGGGCAAGAGCTAGTCTTGTGCGTTGATAGATCGGATTTGTCAAATCACTGGTTTAGCGATCGCGTGATATCTGTCGCATATCTGCACAAAATGCAACAGACGATTTTATCCGGGTGTGTATTTATCGCAAGGCGCGACGTCGAAGAAGATCCCGGCTGGAAGCAGATCATCCCCTGGGTCGTGATACAGACACCGACAAAAACAGCGATATACCAGATAGCGGGAGCCGAAAAGCGGCTGCACGATCTGTGGTCGGTGGGTATCGGAGGGCATGTGAACTCTTATGATGCGCTATGTACGTCTCGAGACGGCAAAATTATTTTAGACGATGCCATCAGGGCTGGTATGAGCCGGGAGCTGGATGAGGAGTTGCCTGGGAGACCACCCGGTGAAGAGCCTGTCTTTTGCGGTGTTATAAATGATGACAGCACAGAGACCGGCAGGCATCACCTGGGGTTGGTTTTTAAAATTGATGCGGCAGATTATAAAGGATACGCTCCAGGCGAGGAGCTAAAAAATTTTAGATTTGTTGAAACCCTTGGCTGTCAAGGGTTTTACGAGTTTGACAGCTGGTCAAAACTGTCACTGGATTTTTTCATGAGTGAAAAGTGATGTTGTGATTGCTGATTCAAACCCTTCGACACTCTCAAAATCATCATCTTTAATCGAGATATCATAGAGTCCAGAATTCTCCTGGGTCAGCTTTATGTCTATGCTTTGTTCAGTCGCCATCGTTAAAATATGCCAATAATATCAAGTATTTGCGTTTGAGTGTATTTTCCAACACCTCTTCCATGCGGCTGTGATGCAGGACTGACGCGGCTCTTAGCGTTTTTTCGATTTAAGACATGGCGCATATACATGTATACACCATGAGGAGAAAGTGCGCTATACAGCATCCTCACGCATCGATTTTCTGCGAAAAAAAATAATCTTTTTACAAAAAAAAGCTTGACATTACCGGTAAGGGGTATATAATGTAGTCAAGCTCAGGGAGAGAGCGTAACGCAAAAGGGAGTACGGAATGATGAGTGGATGGATTATCAAAAAAAAAGAGACTGGATCGATCAGATCTTACATGGCTGATGACAGCACCGGTTGGAGAGTATCACAACATCACACGATTAGCACCGGATCGACTTTGGACAAACTCGGAATCACGGCAGAAAAAATCGAGGCCGCCAGAGCCGCCAGGGATAGGGTTTTGAGAGCGATCGGACAATAAAAAAAGGGGGAACGATGAATCAGGAATTGAGAGATGCCGAGACGGAGAGACATTGCCTGCATTGCAGACACCGCCAGGATTTTGAGTCCGGCAGATATTATGATTGTAAGCGCTACTTTTGCAAACGCAATCATGATGGATTCCGATGGGAGGACATCGACCAGGCCCTTGATTGCGACGACTACATCTACTAAATACTTGTATTTAAAAGACACTTTGCTACCGACATTCATGTCGGTAGCAAATTAATTCGACTATCCGAAAAAAAATAATCTTTTTTGTAAAAAAAGCTTGACATTAGCGGTAAGGGGTATATAATGTAATCAAGCTCAGGGAGAGCGTAACCAAAATGGAGGATGGAACATGAGAGCATTATCAAAAAAAGCAGTATTGTCAGCACTGAGATCAGTACCGGATGCCCGCATCATGCGCAATGGACATGTGGACTGGGACAATGACGCATACGTGCCGAGAGAGACGATACATGAATTATCCTGGGAAGATGATGTGCTGGATGCAGTTTTTGAGGACTGCGAGGGCTCAAGGCCGGTCCGTTACTACAAAGCCAGCACTTATTTTTTAACTCATTAGATTATCCCGCCGGACAGGCGGATTACTAACCGCCCCGGCTCCGGCCGGGGCACTAAAAAAGGGGGTGGCTATGAGTTACGAGGCTGTCACATGCATGAGATGTCAAGTTTTTATTTTTGACAAATGCACACGCTACACGCCAGCTAACTACAAAGTCGACATGTACCAAAAAAATTTACAGGCCCGGAAATCGGTCCAGGCCATCGGCTGTAAAAATTTTTTGCACCTCGACGCAAAATAATCCACACCGCCCCGCTTCGGCGGGGCTTAAAAAAGGAGGACGACATGGACAAAAAACTTGCAGCGCTCGAAGCAGACATTGAGCGCACATCAGATATTTTGATAGGCGTGTTTGACCAAGGTGGCGAAGTGGATCTTGAGTTTTGCAGAGACAAAGCGGATGAGATTTGTCCTGAGGTTGGAACATATTGCGACACAGTGCCGCCCCGCATCTCATGCATAATAGCTGCAAAAATCGCGTACATGGAAAACGCCACGGAAGATCAATCTGATTGTGAGTTTTGCCTCATGTCTGATATGGGGGGCAAGAGCAGCTGCAACCCGAGGCTGACAAGTGATATTTTGGGTCGGATGAAGAATCTTAGGAAAAAAATTATCAAAAAAACATGAGAGCCGGCGGGGGCACAGGAGGAAATTATGAAACGAGAGACATTGCACAGAGCAAAAATTGTTGGAAAAAAAGTAATGCTTGCATTAGTTGCTGACTATGATGCTGAGACCGAAGTAATTGATTTTTTTGAAAAACATCTCTACATTTTAGACCCAGATGGCGGCCGCCGTGAACATCATGGGGAAAAAACTTGTGACGCTATGCATGAGCTCTGGAAATCAGGCAAAAGAAATTCTGCATGTCGAATGTGTCCATTTGCGATGGCTGAGGACCGGGGAATGATCGTCGCATGTGATGAGCTGCCGGAAGAAAATTGCGATGCAATTGATGCGGGCAGGACTGTTGTCGACGCCGCAATCGACGCTGCGTTTAATTAACCAACCACCGCCCCGCTCCGGCGGGACTTAATCAAGGGAGACGATATGACAGATTTTCAAAACGTTCCGGCGTATACTTCCGGAAATCTGCCGGAAATCGCAAAAACCGGAGCAATACAGACAAAAAACGAGTATTTTACGGCTCAACGGGTCCAGGTGCCGCGTGAGATCGAGATAGTGCGATCCCAGCTGCTGGCAGAGGCCAGATTTGCGGGTGAGGATTTTTATTACAGTTTTGAGATAAAAACAAAGCATGGTCCGCAGATTATCGAGGGCCCATCGATTGGGCTTGCAAGTTCAGCTACGAGACTCTATCGTAATTGTTTCACCGACATTTTTTTGGAGGAGGAAAAAGAGTATTCTTGGGTTTTCAAGGCTGTTTTTGTTGATCTGGAAAACGGCTTTCACTGCTCGCGAATCTATGTGCAGCCACGTCCGATCCCTCTGTCAAAATCAAAAAGTTTAAATTTTGCTGATAAAAGAAAGGTCCTGATGGAGTGCCAAAGCGGAGAGTCAAAAGCGATCAGAAACGTTGCGGTCATGGGCTTGCCAGGCTGGTTGCTTGCTCACGCTGTCGAGACTGCAAAAAGATCGGTAGTGGAATCATCAGGGGATGACAGCAAAAAAAAGCTGGATTCCGTGATCCGATATTTTGATAAGATCGGGGTGAAGCCAACTGACCTGACGAGATTCCTTGGGGGCCCGGAAAAAAGCTGGACAGAGTTTGAAATCGCGAAATTGAGGGAGACAGCATCTACGATCAGACAGGGCGTTGCCACCGTAGATGAGATTTTTCACACTGGGGAGCAGCACCAGGAGACGCGGCGTGATCCACAGCTCGATACGCTAAAACCTGATCCGCCAGAGATACCATTATTGAAACCAGCAGATGAAAAAACAGCTGCTGCATATGATAGACTTGATGACGGGATTTTTGACAACGACGGGGTGGAGACCCAGGAGGAGCGAAAACAGAATAGGAAAATGAGGTTGTGAAAGGAGGGGTATGGACAAAAAAGGGGCAGAAGTGGTCGTTGAGGTGCACGGGCTTGATGATGTTTTTAAAAACCCCATGGAACAGGTTATAACATTTGACCCGTGGGGGAAGACCAAAATCCCGCTTTTGTATCCAGCCAGGAAGCTCATACGTACAGGGTGCAGGCTGGAATCAGGCGATGATGACCCGGTCCTGGTTGATATTTCTATACGTGGAGAGGATCAAAAAATCCTGGATCTTTTTTTTACTGTCAGTGCGGAATTGGATGATGATATAGTGCCAATGCAGGAGCTATCAACCTGTAAATTTATCAACGGTGTGTGTATGTATCTGTATTTCTTGAAATTTAGCGATAAACGGAGGATGAAATGATTAAAAAAATGAGTGTGATTATGTGTGGTGTAGCGATGTGTTTATATTTGATACTGCCGCCGACGTGGCATGTACCGGATGGGTGGCATTTTCCTTATCCGCCACCGCCCGGGTGGATCGTTGAAACAAAAAATGTCTGATGCAGCAATAAATCAGCTGCTAAGCAGGGACCAGGCACAATAAGTGCTTGAAAAAATAGACAAACTCGGGTATGCTCATGTGTACCCGAGTTTTTTTATTTTCGGAGGGGAGAAAAATGGTATACATGGGGAGCAAGAAAAAAATCAGGCGCCAGCTTTTGCCTTATATTTTGAGAGACAGGAAGCCGGGACAGGCGTATGTTGAGCCTTTCCTTGGCGGCTCAAATATGATGGAAATAGTGCCGGGCGCTAACAGGATCGGGAATGATCTCAATTACTATGTGATCGAGATGTGGAAGGCTCTGCAAAACGGGTGGCAGCCGCCGATGTGGGTGAGCAAAGAAGATTATATGCACATAAGGAGAAACAAGGAAAAATATCCGCCCCAGCTTGTGGGTTTTGTTGGGAGCTGTTGTGCTGCTTTTGGCACGTGGTTCCACGGTTACGCTCAAATAGACGGGGTCAATTTTGCTACCAGGGGGCACAAGGTTTTGCTTCAGCAGATCCAGAAATTGACTGATGTGAAATTATATTGCAGAGACTACAGGCGGCTTGATTATCCTGATAACTCTATCATTTATTGTGATCCTCCGTACGATGGGGTTTCAGAATACGATGGAGTTCCTGATTTTGACACAGATAATTTCTGGCCCTGGGCTAGGGAAATGTCCAGAGACCATAGCGTGTATGTCAGCGAGTATAAGGCGCCAGCTTATTTTAAGTCAATTTGCGACATAGAAGTGAGCAGAATTTTCCCGGGGAAACCAACTACAAGGGTAACCGAGCGTCTTTTTGTGCTCGATGACGGCAGATGCGACAGGGTGCCAATTTTGAGCCAGCGGAACGGGGAGCTGTTTTGAAAATATCGTTGCTTACAGATGCACGTGATCACAATCTCGCCTTGATGAAAATTTCAGCATGGCACAAAGCCCAGGGAGATGAGGTGATGCTTAATGCTCCGATTTTTCCAGCTGATTTTACTTATGCTTCTGTCTTGTTTGAAAAAAATCTTGACGAGTATAGCTTGCTTGCCGATGAGATAGGCGGACCCGCGGTGGATGGCTCTGAGTTACCAGCTGAGATCGAATCTATGATGCCTGATTACGATCTGTATCCCCACAACCAATTTAGCCTCGGGTATACATATCGACCGTGTGATAACCAATGTGATTTTTGCAAAGTCCCAAAAATGGCTGGTGATCGCGATCATCACTCAATACATGAGTTTTACGACCACCGATTTAAGACTATCTGTCTGCTAAACAACAACACCTTCCAAGATCCCCGGTGGAAAGAGACATTTGAAGAGATATGGGAGCTTGACCTTTCAGTAAAAGACGAAAACGGGTATGATATCAGGCTGTTGGATGACGATAAAGCGGCTGCACTGAAAAAGACAAGATGGGATAGCTGTCTGCATTTTTCCTGGGACAGGATGTCCGATGAGGACCTCGTCATGCACAATGTAGAGATCCTAAAACGACATAAAATTAGAAATGTGGTCTTCCATGTATTGATAGGATACAACACGACAGATGAAGATGATCTCAGACGATGCGAGATGCTTGCAAGGGCTGGCGTACCAGCTGTATATCCTATGCCATACAAGTATACTGATTTCGGGAGCAGGTTGAGACGGTTTATGTTTTCACATTTCTACGCCAATCAAAAATATAAAGGAGTGCCTTTTGCTGAGTCTTTTAGGGATTATCGATCCTCTGGATTTAGAGGCCAGGAGCAGACAGAGGGCTTGTTTTGAAACTCAGCATTAAAGACATCATAGCCAAGATCCTGCCGGGACCGGCTGTTGAAAAAAGTTTGTCCCAGGACCAGGTGAGACAGTATCTCAGATCCGGGATGGCTTTTTGTTGGGATGGGTGCGACGAGCATTTTTTGTCCCAGCAACAGGCCTACTACTATTTTGAAAATATCTCGCCGCTGCAATCCACGGTCAAAAAGATCGCTCAGACTGTAGCAGGCCTCCCGTTGGTTATCGTGTCTGACAACAATCCGGATGAGATGATCACGGATCACCCAATCCTGGATATCCTCCGCGGCCCAGGATATGGCCTGACAGGGCAAAATCTGCTTACAGATCTTTGTATCTCATACCTGCTTACAGACGAGGCCTGGTTGTTACTCATAGGTAGGGTTGCAGCTGAGCCTATAGCGTCAATGGCAGTACGTCCGTATGCAGTAGGCACGGATGGGGGCGGGAGCGAGGAAGAGGATTATCCAAATATAATCCGAGTTACACAGGCCAACAAGCAGTACATTTTTGAGTCTGTATCATATGGAGGTGTTACAAGATACTTTGATACCCCTGGCGGCAAGGGGGCGATGAAAGAGCTTGTCCCTGTGATCGGGACCAAAGCCCGCAACCGCGCCTTCCGCGGTCTGTCTCGCCTTATGCCTTTGCAGAGGGTTTTGATGCAGATGATGAGCGGCGATATTTATAACGCAAAGCTGTTACAGAGTGGCGCCAAACCTTTTATGGTTTTAAGCCCAAAGGAAGGGCTTAGTGACAAAGAAATGGAAACCATTGTGCAGTCGTTGGAAGATCTGAAAGGCACTCAGAACGTGGGTGGGATTTTTATCCTGCCTACATCAATGGATGATGTTTCAAAGCCGAATACGAACCGGGATATGGAGTACCAGGAAGGGCTTAAAGAAAACAAACAACGGATCGCCGATGCATATTTTGTACCACTGGCTTTGATCAGCACCGAAACAATGACTTACAGTAACTACACTACTGCACAAACGGCGTTTTATGACGGGCCGGTGAACAACCTGGTTAGCAACCTTTTCCCCCAAATCGTCAACGTGCTGAGTGTGCGGCTTGGGATTGCTGGTGAAAAATGGAGAGTCACTTACAATCAGCATGATGTCCCGGCACTCCAGTCACGCCAGGCTGAGCGTATGTCTCAGCTTGCAAAGACATACACGATGACACTCAATGAGCTGAGGGATGTCATGGGACTTGAGCCGGTACCGGTGGGCGAGGAAATCTATATGCCCGGCAATTTAATCCCAGTCACTATCCCGGGCATGGTGGGGGATGATATCTGATGCCAGAGTTTGCATTGACGCCAGAGGAGCAGAGGCGGTTTGAAAACGACACTCGAAAAAAAATCGTGCTCGAAAAAAAGCTGGCTGCAAAATTTCTCAAGTGGGGCGTGGCTGTGGCCAACGAGGTAGCAAGAGAGAGAGCTTTCAACGGCGCAATCAGTCAGTATTTGCGTGATGCTCTTTGGCAGATCCTGAGAGATCACTATATTTTGACCATGGACCGTTTTCTGAGATACGATTTTAAAGCGTACGCCGAGTCTGGGGTCATCGATGAACCGGATGATGCTGTGAGATCAGGACTTCTTAATATATCTGCTGATCTTGCAGGACTCATCATGACACGCGGGCGCGCATCACAAAAGAGCATCCTTGAGACGACTACCAAAAACATCATGCAGGCAATAGAGGCAGCACGTGACACTTTCAAGTCTTTTGGAAACGACATCGTTACAAAGCAGGAGCCACCTCAGCCGGAGGCGGTACCGACTGCTGATGATGTTATGTCAATAGCCAGGCGTCTATTGATCGTGAGGCTAAATCACAGGGCAAATTTGATCGGCATCACGGAAACCCAATGGGCAGCCGAGGGCGCTAAATACAAATCTGTTGACCATGGTACAAATGTACTCAACGTCCTGCTGCGAGGAATAAACGATGACATAGCAGCCGGGCGGCCAGATCTGGCAAGACGCAAGCTGGAAAGTGCCGTCCGTATGGCCGAGAAATCCTACACTGATTTTGCAAAGAGCGAACTCTCAAAAGCCCGTGAAGATGTCGAACAGGGGCGAGTGCGGAAAACTCCAAGAAATGTTGTGTCTTTTAAAGCATGGGTAACACGCATGGATAAACGTGTCCGGGCCACTCACCGCCTGGCCCTGGGTCAACGGGTACGGAATGATGAGCCTTTTTTGGTTGGCGACAGCAAGCTTATGTATCCTGGTGATCGGTCGTTGAATGCCGAAAAGGCCGAGACGGCAATGTGTCGGTGTTGGGTCATATATAACTAAGAAATTCGGGATTTCCGAATTTCTGTGGAGAACAAAAATGAGTGACAATTTTGAATATAAAAGTGTTGGATTTTCCCTCAAGTCATCCAAAGTCATTAAGGGTGACGGCGGGTCTGAATATTTTGTTTTTTCTGGGTACGGGTCCACCTGGCAGGTAGATTCCGATCAAGACCAGATCCTGCCTGGAGCTTTTGACAGCTCGGTGCGTAAGGGTCTGCCGGCACTGCTTTGGTCACACGACAGCTGGGAGCCTGCAATCGGTCTGATCACTGATGCAAAAGAGGATGATGTCGGGCTTTTCATCAAAGCAAAAATGCCGCTTGAAGACACCAGAGTTGCGACGATGTTTAAGCCCCAAATCGAGCTTGGGTCTATCGACCGGATGTCCATCGGATTCCGTATCCTCCGTGATGAGCGTGTAAGAGAACCGGAGACTGGAGGGGCTGATAGGTTGATCAAAGACCTGGATCTCATGGAAATCAGCCTGGTCAACAAAAACTTTGCCGCCAACGATGGCGCCAGAATCACAGCCCTGGAGAAAGAGCTGAAGAGGCTAAAGGGATTTGATGAAGAGAATAGTGAGTTAAAACAACTACTTGAACTCTCAAGAGTTGTGAAAAAATTGAATGACGGCTTGTCAAAAACAAAAAGGAGCTGAAATGTCTGAAATCCAGGACGTCGTCAAAGACGTCAAAAAAATCACGGCTAACATCCACTCAGAGATGGAAGCGCGCAAGACCAGAGATGGTGAGTTAGACTTGACTATCATCAAAATGAAACAAGAGTTTGCAGATCTGATCGAAAAACACCAGCAGCTTAATTTTGCAAAAGAAGCCGCAGATGAAAAAATCCAGGACCTGGAAACTGCTATCGAGGAAGGCAAGAAGCGAGGCGATGATTTGGAAGTGGCCCTGGCGATGAAAGCCAAGCTCGGCTCTGACATGGATCTGAAGATCTCAAGTCGAGAGTATGTCGAAAAGTTTTACGACTGTGTCAGAGCCAACAACAAAAACTACAAAATGCCGGATAACGTATATGCAGAGGAGCAAAGACGTTACCTGCGTTACAAGATGCCCTACAAATCTAATTCCGACATCAATTACATCCAAAAAGAAATCTCAGCTGCGTACGGCCCGGCTATGGGATGGATGATGCCTGTTGATCAGCAGATGTTGATGGAGCAACGGAGGTATGAGCTTACGCCTCTGAGATCCCTGGCAACAGTGACGACTACTGGCACAGACAGCATTGAGTTTCCGACCGATGACACTTTCATCACCCCCAACAACCGCGGCGAGCTTGGAGACCAGTCGCCTAAAACCGAGATTGAAGAGATCTTTATGATCGAAATCAAGCTCCACGAGATGGACGTCAACCCTGAGGTCACTCAAAAGATGCTCCGCAACCGGACCTTTGACCTGGAAGGGTGGATCACCAGGCGGAAAGTTACGATGGGGTTTGCTTTGCAGGAGAGCTACGATTATACTGTTGGAGACGGTGTCCAAAGAGCACGTGGTCTTTTTACCTATCCCGCGTGGGATGACCCGGAGGTTTACCAGCGGAATGCACTGGGAACCCTTGTCACTACAGGCGTTACGCTTGATGACGATCACCTGCGTAAGCTGTACATGAGCCTGATCGAGGCATGGCAGCCAGGCGCAAGATGGCTGATGCACCGCAACACTTTTACGCATATCATGGGACTTAAAGATGAGGAGGGCCGCTGGCTTATCAACCCCCAGTTGCTTTTCCTTGGTACCCAACTCCAGCTTTTCGGCAAACCTGTAGTTTTTGGTGGTGATGTGCCGAGACCCACGCTGGAGGGGACTTTCACGGCTGGACAAAAAGTCATTGCTTACGGGGATTTTTCCCAGTACGTCATTTTGGACGGGGTCGAGGGGATGAATTACACGATCCGGGACGAGATCACTCGCAAGGGATTTGTCAACTGGTACATCACCCAGAATACCGGTGGAGGCCTGGTTGGATTTCAGGGGATCAAAATGATTGAGATCGGCGCGTAGTGTGCCATCCACGAGACACTAATTATTTTGTGTAACCGTTTTTAAAAAATATAAGACACAAAGGAAAATATAATGCCGCTTTTGAGAGAGAAAATGTCAGAGCTGCTTTTGCTGGCTCCCAAGGCTATCACCATCCCTCTGTCCGTGACTGACACGGACTACGAGGGAGACGCTATTGATCTGCAGATACCTGCATCCCTGAGTTTTGGTTTCAAACTCGATGCTGAGCTGCCGGAGCTAGACGAGGGTAAAATCACCTATCGTTTTCAATTTGCTCCGGATGACGCTGGGTCGCCTGGAGTCTGGTTTGAGGGCTCATCTGCTGCGATCATGCCGCGATACAAACGGCCGCCGAACAACACGATCGAAAATACCGAGATCGATATCAACTCCAACCCATACCAACAACCAGCTGGCGTTGCTGGTGATGCACCTGGCCGGTATTGCCGGATCGTGTTGAACATAGGGAGCGTTGCCCTGACAGAGGCCCGGACTATAACAATAACTCCGATTATCAAGCCGATGATCACTCCATCACAGCTGTGGAAAAAGACCAACATTTTCCCCAATGACGGTAGGCCGTAGGAGATAGCAATGCCCCAAAAAAGAGTGATTTTGCTAAAGACAAAAAAGCTCGCCATTGATGGCGTGCAGATACGAGAATATCCAAAGGGCGAGCTTTTGACGATCCGCGACCAGCTTGCTGATAACTTGATCAAAGCCAAGTGGGCCAAGGAATTCCGGGCCCGATTTAGCAAAGCCGATGACGAATAATTGCGACTGCCAACATCCGGCAACTATCGAGTATGATGGGCCTGCTCCAACTGAGCTGCCTGTCACGTTGGCTTTTGCTAAACAGCAGGCGGCGATTGATCCGAGTGACTCGAGCTTTGATGATCTCCTGACCTCATACCTGCAAGCCGCGACCACTATGGTCCAGGACTGGATTGGCAAAACGTTGATCACCACCAGCTATATAGCCAACTGGAATTTTGAGTTTCCGATGTGCATGAAAATTAGGGAAAATCCAGAGCTTTTTGTGGACAGGATCGAGTACATCCCGGCTGGTGAAGAAGATTATGTTGTGCTTGATCCCGATATGTACTTGCTCGCAAAAACTCAGCATGTCAGATATGTTTACCCGGTTGTGCACTGGCCGGATACTGATCAAGTGTCCGATACTGCACGGCTATATTACTCAGCAGGGTTTGGTCCGGACGAAAGCAGCATACCAGCTGAGATCAAGTTAGCCATCACAATGATCACGACCAAAGCCATTGCCCAGCGGGGCGATTGCGGCAGTGAGTGTGGATCGGATTTGCTGAAACCTGCCCAGAAACTTTTGCGGTCATGGAAAGAGCATCGAGGGTTATATGTCTGATACTTGCGATGTGATGCGGATCAAAAAAAAGCGCCTATGTGCTGGTGATCTCAGACACCTGGCCCAGGTCTTGTCTCGCGACCAGGTGGTTGGGAGCTTTGACTCTGTAGAGCCTGAGGAGATATTCACTGAGATTGCGAGGTCCTGGATGGCGATTAAAACAGTTGCTGGCAAGTCACTCGTTTCCGGGATCCAGGTTTTAGATGAGACCACACACATGTTTTTTTGTCGCTATACGCCAGTGCTAGCCGAGATGGATATCACAAAAACGTTTTTTCTTTGGAGTGGTGGATACTATCGTGTGCTCAAGCTGGACAAGATCAATGAGGACAATTTGACGCTTGCTATCCAGTGTGCATTGCGCGGCGACAGCACCAAAGCCGCGGCGGAGGCCTGATGCCAGATCCTGGGATATCAGCTGACATAAAACCCACTGGGACTACGCGCGAGTTTGTTGTCAAGATGTCCAACACTCATCAGTTGACAAATGCTGTGAAAAAGGAGATGCGCAAGGCGCTCAGGAAAGCTGGCAGAAATATGGAGCGCGAGGTCGTGTATCTGCTGCTCACACCTCCAAAGACCGGGCGGATTTATCCGCTCCGTGGCGCTAAACATCAGGCTTCTGCACCTGACGAAGCTCCGGCAAACCGGACCGGAAAGCTGATCCAGAGTCTGTACTCAGAGGTCAGATCATGCACGGAGCTTGAGATCGGAGAGACTGAGCCATACGCGATCTACCTGGAAGAAGGCACTGAGAAAGAAGATGGATCTGTGCTTATGGCACCGCGGCCCCACGTGTATAAGGTTGCAGACAAGTACGAGAAAAAAATTGCAGACTTAATAGTAACCGCATTAGATAAGGCTTTTCCCCTATGACACCCCTACTTATTAGCGACATCGTGAAGCAGCTGAGGGTTTATATGCCCTGGCATACGGACATTTTCACCAACTTTTTGACGATCGATTATTTTACCGGTCCGGGTCCTTTATTTGATGCTCCGGACAGTGTCCGAGTACCTTTTGCATCCCCCCATGGACTATCTGTCGGTGATGTGGTGATAGTCAAATCC